AAGACTAGTTTCCCTTTGGTGGAAAATCCCAAGTTACCTGGGTGTGGATCTGCGTGAAAGAACCCCTTATCCATAGTTTGAATCACATAGGAATTGATGAGGGCTTCACATATCTTCTTTTTATTTATGGAGGGATCTGTCAACGCTGTAAGTTTCTCAGACTCCACATATTCCATGACGATTGTGTCATCGGTACAAAACTCTGTGTACACCTTTGGAACTTTCAACCACTTTACATCTTTCAAATTCTTTCTGAAACGCACGGCATTCTCAATTTCTTGTGTATAGCTGGCTTCCCCCAAAAGATACTGTATGGATTCATTGAGAACAAACTCAGAGCTGTTCCCTGTATCAACTCCAACTCTCTCAAGGAAGCGCACAATCTCACGAACATTGTCCGTATCCGTCTTCATTATCTTGTATATATTGGGTCTCTTCACTTTGACGATGACATCCTTACCATTCTTTAGGGTAGCCCTATGTACTTGTCCAATACTCGCAGACTTAAATGGTACAGGGTCAAAATCAGTAAAGTAGTCTAAATGTACAACATCTTTTACAACATCATAATCAACTGGTGGAACATTGTCTTGTAAGGATTCCAATTCTTTTGTGAATTCTGGGGGGTACAAGTCCGCTCTCGTAGATGCGATTTGTCCCAATTTCACAAAAGTTGGACCAAGTTCCAAAAGTTGATCCCTCGTCCATGAGCCAAGTTGTGCCTTGTCTTTTACAAAAGTATTTTTCCATACAAATTTGGCGGCAAACTTCCAAGTCTTTACTTTTTGGGGAGGTGGTGCCTTGAGTGGTTTATGGGCCACGACGCATAGCATCCTACTATACAAATATCTTTTAATTTTTAAATTCTGAAAAAATATCTTAGGTTATTTAAAATGCAAAAGTTTTCAAATTTCCTCGGTCCAATCAGTAACCCAACTGAAGCCGTCATTAAAGCACAACCAATCCTCTTCACCCTCATCATCTTGTACCAAGGCTTGTTCTCTGGTAACGCGATCAAGATCCCAAAGAATCTTAAGACTGCCTTCAACAGTAAGACTTTCCGATTCTTCTCTCTCATGTTGATTGCTTTTAGTGCGACTCAAGATATTGAGTATGCTCTCATCTCCACTGTGATCTTTATCGCTATCATGTATGCTCTCAAGACTCCAGAAGAAAGAGAAGAGACTGGTTTGATTTAAAATTATATGTGAGCTAAAAGTAGAATGAAGATTCATATTGTTGGAGCTGGACCAAGTGGTATGTCCCTCGCATGGGAAATACTTAGATTGGATAATCATGAAATCACAATCTATGATAGAAAGTCTTCAGCGGGTGGATCTTGGTGGGAACCCGATGAAGACGTTAGAGATCTTCATGCACACAGAATTATGTTTGACAAAGCTTTTGTAAATACTCACAGCCTCTTTGAAGAAATGGGAATTCAATGGGATGATATTTTTGAACCAGTAGAGAAAGATCTCTATGGTTTCATCTGGCGTTCCCTCAAGTTGAAAGACTACGGCGCTCTTATATCATTGGTTGCAAGGGTTTTAGCACAACCGAAAAAATACAAAGGTGTGTCTCTCAAAGACGCCCTTGGGGAAATCACTGAAGGTGGTCAGAGTGTCCTTGAACATCTTCCACTTATAATGGATGGGGTGACATGGGATGTCATGTCAGCTTATGAGTTTGTTAAAAGTTTTGATCACGTGGCTTTGTCAAAGCAATATACACAAAAGGTTTCTGGCAAAGTAATGTCAGATGCTATGCAAAAAGCCCTCGAGAAGAGGGGAGTTGAATTTGAATTTGGAAAAGAACTCAAAGAAGTTGAATATTTTGAAGATGGTTACGCAGCTGAATTTTCTGACAGAACTAAAATAGGTGATGGACTACTTTTCCTGTGTCTAGACAATAGTCCAGCTCTCAAGTTTCTTGGAGATAACTGGGGACCTGACGCAGAGAAAAGGGTACTAGAAAGTACATATGGATGTATAAATGTTCTCTTTGACTTTGATGAACCTATAAAACTTGGGGATGATTTAGAAATTGCTGCTACAACTCGATGGAATCTTCAACCAGTTGTACTTTCGGATGAAAAAACAGTTTCGTGTGTTATCTGCGACTTGACAGAAGAAGTCCTAACATGCCCACCAGAAGAGTTGAGAACCAAAGTTTTGGAATGGTTGGATATACCCCTCCCCAAGTCCATTAGAATTGGATGGGGTTCAAATTGGAATGAAGAAATTGGGCGATGGGAATTCACACAATCTTCAGGTGTTCTCAGTCTTTATGGACAACTTCCATTCTTTGGAAAGTGTCCAAATGTCGCAATGTGTGGTATGATGTCTCCAAGAAACACACCATATTCAAGTATAGAAGCCGCGGTTGAGGTATCAAGAGCTCTCAGCCACAAATGTTTTGGAACCAGAGAACCTCTCAATCCACTACTTTTGACACAAGTTTTGTCATTGACAATTGTTGTACTTATAGTTTTAATTTTACTTTATAAGAATAGGAATCAATGAAGTTCATAGCAAAAGTGTATCAACCCATGTATGACCACAATGATAAAAAATATATTCGTGTGGTCATTCCTGAAAATTGTTGTGAAATCATAAAACGTGTGCAGGCAAATAAAGCTCATCTCATCAATAATAATCATGTTGATAACCCCCTTGATGGTCGAATTCTAACAGTCAAAATTCCATTCCGATATAGGAGAGTGATGTGTAAGGTTGAAGGAAAACCTATACAATCTCTTATAAAGGACGATGAAATAGAAATTGATATCAATTTTATGGGTGTTTGGAATATTGGCGAATATAGTGGATATTCATGGAAATTACATCACTCTGTATTTCTTGTATAATTCCTCCAATGAAAGATCTTCATTGGAACACCCAGATGAAAGATCTTCATTGGAACACCCAGATGAAAGATCTTCATCTGGTGTAGAACATGATCTAAAGGTAACTTCAGTTTGTGATGTTTCGGGTACAGACGAATTTGTGTTATGTTGGTGGTGATGATCATGATCGTGATCATGATGATCGTGATCATCATGATGCTCATCTTCACCACTATAACAAATGTCTCCAACCGCATCTCTAATACCTTGATATGCAATTCTACAACCTTCTAAACGACGAATTTCGTTTTGTTTATCATGTATTTTCCCTTGCAAATCCACAATTTCTTCATTAAATTGTTGAATTCCTTTGTCAATTCGATTAAGATTTTCAGTGAGGTTTACAGAAAGAACCATATTATAACTACATAAAGTTTCACTTCTTTAATACATTAAATGCTGACTCGTACGGGATATCTCATAACCGATGGTCCAATCCAAGAAATTAAAAAAGAGCTTACAGTAAGACCACAAGTCAACAGTGACTATGGATTTCCTCCACCACCTTTCAAGGTTTTTAGAACAGCTAAGAATGGAGTCTGCGTTCCAAGATTCTACGGAATTACTAAGGTGGGACAGCCAAAGGAAGATAGACGCCCCGAACCAGTCAGGTCAAATGCAAAATTCGTTGGTCAACTTCGAGACGCAACCCATCAGAACGAGGCTCTTACTGCAGCTATTAAGGCGGGTTACGGAGTTCTCTCACTCCCATGCGGGTATGGAAAGACCACCGTATCCTTGGCGATAGCTTGTAAATTAGGTTACCGTACAATGATTGTTGTTCATAAACAGTTCCTCGCAGATCAATGGAAGGAACGGATTCAACAATTCTGTCCAGGTGCTACCATTGGTATAGTCCAACAGGATAAGAAGGAGACTGATTGTGATTTTGTGATAGCTATGCTTCAATCACTATCACTCAAGGAGTATTCCTTTAGTGACTTTGATTCAATTGGAACTCTTATTGTTGATGAAGCGCATCACATTTGTGCAAAAGTGTTTTCTCAATCACTCTTCAAAATATGCCCTAAACATATCTTCGGTCTTTCTGCAACACCCGAAAGAAAAGATGGTCTCACCAAAGTACTTCATTGGTTCATGGGGCCCACATTTTTTGCAGTTGAACGCACAAATCAAGAACAAGTCGAGGTATTTCCTATAACATATGAATCATTCAACTATAGAAATCCTCCGCCATCAACTAGATTTGGAAAAGTGTCAATGCCAAATATGATTACAGAAGTCGTGGAGGACAGAAAGAGAAATCAAATGCTTGTGGAACTTATCAAGAAAGCTTCTGCGGGGACACGACAACTTCTCGTACTGAGTGACCGTCGTTGGCATTGTGAAATGCTTCATCAATGCTTCCCAAAAAGTTCGGGTCTTTACATGGGTGGTATGAAAGAAGCTGATCTTCGAGATTCGTCCAAGAAGAAGATTATTTTCGCAACTTTTAGTCAAGCTCACGAAGGTCTTGACATCCCAACACTGGATACAGTCATTTTAGCATCCCCGAAGTCTGACATAACTCAGAGTATTGGTCGTATCATGCGAGAGACAAAAGGTAAAAAGAACAATCCCCACATCTATGACATTCACGATCCTTGGTCACTCTTCACAGCTATGTATTACAAGAGAATGAAAATCTATCGTCAAGGAGGTTTCAAAATACATGGAAAAGTCGAGGAAGAGAAAAATGATAAGTTCCCTCAGGGAAAGTGTCTGTTTTTATAATCTAAATAATAAATAAATGTCTGGGGCATTAATTCAACTTGTATCTAGAGGTGTACAAGATGTTTATCTTAACAGTGATGATGGACACTCTTTTTTTCGTATGAAGTTTTCAAGACATACAAATTTTTCTCAAGCACCTAAATTTATCAAAACAATTACAGATAGAGACCCAGTTTTTACCGTTCCAGTATTAGGTGATGTTGTGAACTGTTTATGGTTAGAGGGCGTTGATAGAAATTCCAATGTTTCTTCAAATCTTCTTTACAATTCTACCATTGATCTTTATATTGGTGGTCAAAAAATAGATTCTCAACATTACGACTATTATGCTGATATTTGGCCAAATTATCTTGCAGATTCTTGGACAAAATCACAAGAACTTACAAACAAAACAAGTATTTCTCATAGAAACTTTCAACCACTTCACTTTTTCTTTTGTGATTATGGTGCATTTTTACCTTTAGTTTCGTTAGCACACCACCAAGTTGAAGTAAGAATTAATTTTGATGAAACTAGTTTAGATGGGTATAACGAATCTCAAAAGAGAATTAATGTTTATGGGAACTACATATATTTAGATAAAGAAGAACGAGAGTCAATGGTGAAACGTCAGATGGATTTTATCATAACCCAGACACAGAAGATTGACTTTCCTGTTTCAAATGTATTCGACAATAGGGTGGAATCGGGTGGATATAATGATATAGATTTGAGTTCATTTAATCACCCTGTGAAGTCAATCTTCTTCGGTTATTCCGCAACAAACATTGATCCAACAAATGATCGTTTTACATTCAAAAATGCCGATATACATATAAATGGCACACCTTTACTTGAAAATATGACACCAACTTACTTTCACACAGTTCAAAACTACTATAAATCAAAATACGGTGTATCAGATTATAGAGTTGATTCGGAAGATCTTATGTATACTAGATATTTTGTATATCACTTTGGTTTAAATGCATCAGTGTATAGTCCTTCTGGTAGTTGTAATTTCAGTAGACTGGACAATGCCAAACTTTTAATACGTGGAGTAGAAAAGGGTTCACTTAGAGCAGACCAAAAAGATATGTATGTCTATGCGGTGAACTATAATGTTCTCAGGATCAAGGATGGTTTGGCTGGAATTTTATTCGGAAACTAATATATAAATGGGTAGAACGGCTCGGTTCGAACAGATTTATGTTGCAAATCTAGAAGCAGAACCCGTTGAGACAGAAACCCTTACAGGTGTCAACAGTATTTTGACTAGAGAGATTGAAGCAAATGAAATTAAACTTGTTGACATTGAAGGAATTAAAGGTCGTATAGCTCTTGCAAACAACATACCAACAAAACAATTTTCGGTTGGTGAAAAACTTTTTATTGATAAAGATGATTCAATTGTTTTTGATCTCAAAGCTTCTGGTAAAGCTTCCCGTCTTTTCGTTGATGAACAATTTGCTATAGGTACTACTAACCCAACGAATGCATTTCAAATTAACAGCGACGGAGACCAAAAAGTTATCGTTGATTTGTCTGGTCGTGATCTCATGACAGTTAACGGTAATCTCGTAGCCACAAATGTGATTGTAAATGATAAAATTTATTTTGGATCAAATCTCGTTATTGATGGCAATACATCTAATATTATAAACGTAAAAGGTGGTATAAAAACATCAAATTTGAGTCTTGGTTCTAATGTTATCATTTCTGACACGGGTTTGGGGGGTGCTGCTAGCGCTCGATATCCCAACAATGTAGCTGTTATTACGGGTAATGTTACGATTGATGGTGGTATGTATATTTACGGTAACACGCGAATGATAGGTAACCTTTTCGTACAGGAGCAAGCTACATATGAACGTATTGTGAATCTTATTGTTGCGGATACAACAATTGTATTCGGTGAAGGCAATGATGGTACATCTGAACCGATGTTGATATATACACACGACGAGGAAAAGTCAAATATTGGTTTTGGTTTTAAAGCTGATGGTCGACCCGTTTCAGGAAAAGAGATGGCTCTGTTTAGAACCGAAGGTGGTCCACTTGATACAACTTTCACAATTGATGACACCGAATCTACAAATCTTCATATTTACGGTGACATATACACTTCAAATTCTGTGGGTGTAGCAAATATTTTTCCTACACACGATCTTTGTGTAGGTTCAAATCTATTCGTTGAAGATACAGGATCTAACGTTTTGGAAGTAAATGGAAACACTTATACCCGTGGTCTTAAAGTCGGACCAGATGGTATTAGCGTTGGAAATTTGCTTACCATGCAACCAGGTGCTGAAACACCTGTTGTGATAAACGCGAATGTGCAAATGAACGCTATACGCACTAATGGTACGACTCCAAGTGGTATATCTAATTTAGCTCCCAGTGACACATTTTCCATCGGATCAAAGATATATGCCAATTTAACGGCTGCAAACACTCTCACAATTTTTGGTAATACCATGACAACAAATTTGATAACACAATCTATTAGTTCAAGTTCCAATATAACGGTTCATGCTGACCGGTATGGTGGTGATAGTCTTGTAAGTCCACTTGTCCTCAAAGCTGGACCAACTTCTTCAAATGTAAGCTCTATTGAAGTGTATGGTGCAAGTACATCTAACACATATCAAAATATACGTTTCAATACGAAGGGTAGTGAGAGAATGCGCATCACATCAGATGCTCGTGTTGGTATAGGTGTTACAAATCCACAAAAAACACTTTCAGTTAATGGAAATGTGTTTGTCATGGGAAGCAATTCCGTTGTGTATGGTAACACATGGGGTTCTACAGGTAACACGGCGATGCAAGTCTACTCTACCCCCAACTCCGGTGAAAATAATATTGAAAACATAGTCAGTGCGGGTAAAGGTCTCAAAATATTTGCGAGTACCACACCCACTATGGGTACACCCAAGCTTACAATATTGGAATCAAGTAATGTGGGTATTAATATTAACAACCCATTGGGTAGACTTCATACTTCGGGTGGTACAGTATTCATAAATGATCCCATCCAGTATACTAATGGCTACAATCATCAAAAGAGCCCTCTTGTAGTATCAAATACCGAAGGAATTACAACAACAACTGACGCGGGAAATGTTCTAGAACTCTGTCGCGAAGGTAACGCGACACGCGATGGTGTGAGAGCTCTTTTTAAACTTGGTAAATATGATGATGAGGCTGGTGCATCTAGAACAAAACTTGATGTATTCCTTTCCGATGATCGCTACACACATGAAAATGACGTATTAACTTTAAGAGCCGATGGACGTGTGGGTATAGGAACTACACAACCCTCCGCACATTTAGAAGTGTACTCTACAGGTGTGAAAAACCCAACTACAAACGGTATTTTGGTGCATAACCACGAGGGTACTTCGGGTGATGCTATAGTATCCATGCAGACCGATTTACTATCAGGTAACGCTTTTACATCTTATATTCAGAGTGATAGTGATACAGCTCTTGCAGGTTGGTCGACGGGTATTTCGGGTACGAGAGACTTCAGAATTACACAAAACTATGAAACCGTTCTTGATCGTAATACCACAGCCATCTACATTGATGGGACATCACGTAATGTAGGTATTGGTACAGATGCCCCACGGGGTGCGCTTGAAGTCAATGGTAATGTTGTGATTGGTCAACAACTCACATTTAGTGGTATTTCTGGTGACGAATTTGGTAATACACACATTATAGAGAGACGTTATAACCCAGCTTATTCTAAAAATGAGTTACTCCTATTCAAAGGTAACGATGGTTCATCGGTTGATCAAGGTCCTGATAGAATTCGTCATATTGCCGCTGAACACGTTTTCCAAACATACACGTCTTCGGGTGATACCCTTTATGGAAGTGGTGAAATTCTAGATATTATGGATGGTTTGACTCTTAAACCTTTGGTTATTACAGACGCCGGAAATCCTGGTATAGTTGTTATTGGAGGTAATAGAGATACTGCAGATAATAGAGGTTCTAATACCAAATTGGTAGTAAATGG